CCTCGGCCTGATCCATCGCGATAGCGAATGGATCCCGTATTGGACCGGCTGGCTCGACTGGATGCGCGCCCGCGGCTGGCGCCGGTTCGGCCTCTACACCTGGGACCAGGGGCCAGGGCTGCCGGGCGACTGGAACGGTCGCCTCGCACCGGCTTTCGAGTTCGTCTTCCACTTCAACCGCCAGGCTCGGCAGGCGAACAAGATCGTGCCCTGCAAATGGGCCGGCACGCCGAACAAGGGCAGTGGGCTCCGCGCCGCCGACGGGACCATCTCTGAGTACCAACATGCGGGCCTGCCGGTGCAGGACTTCCGGATCCCCGACAACGTCCTGCGCCTGACCCGCCATAAGGGCCGCGGCATTGAGACCGAGCACCCCGCCGTGTTCCCGGTGGTGCTGCCGGAGTTCCTGATGCGGGCTTACACCGACGAGGGCGAGGTAGTGTCCGAGCCGTTCGGCGGATCCGGCACGACGATCCTGGCGGGCCAGCGCACCGGCCGCCGCGTTCGCGCGATCGAGCTGGCACCGGCCTATGTCGACCTGGCGATCGCGCGGTGGCGGATGCTGCATCCCGAACTGCCGGTGACGCTCGCCGATGATGGACGCGATTACGATGCCGTCGCCGCGGCACGGATGGAGGTCACGGCCAATGCAGCCTGACCTCGTCGTCTCCGCCCTGCCGCTCTCCTCCCTCGTGCCCTACGCCGAGAACGCCCGCACGCATTCACCGTCGCAGGTGGCGCAGATCGCCGCGTCCATTGCCAAATTCGGCTTCGTGAACCCGGTGCTGGTCGATGCCGAGGGCGTGCTGATCGCTGGCCACGGCCGCGTCATGGCGGCAAAGCAGCTTGGTCTCGCCTCCGTGCCGGTGCTGCGGCTCGGTCATCTCTCCCCTGCGCAGGCCCGTGCGCTGCGCCTGGCCGACAATCAGATCGCGCTGAACTCCGGCTGGGACGAGGCACTGCTCGCCGCCGAGATCGCCCGCATCCGCGACGAGGCGGTGGTCGACCTGGACGTGCTCGGCTTCTCCGGCATGGAGCTGGACCGGCTCCTGGCCGCGGCCGATACCGGCCTCGGCGATGATGCCGACGAGGCACCGCCGCTGCCCGTGGTGCCGGTCACGCGCACGGGCGATCTTTGGCGTTGTGGCGAGCATCGTCTGCTGTGCGGCGACGCGACGAAGCTCGCCGACGTGCAGCGCGCCCTCGGCGCCGGCCACCTGGCCGACATGGGCTTCGTCGATCCGCCCTACAACGTAGCCTACGAGGGCGGCACTGCGGCCAAGATGACCATCGCGAATGATGCGCTCGGCGGCGGCTTCCCCGAGTTCCTCCGCCCCGCGTTGGCGAACCTGCTCTCGGTGACAAAGGGCGCCTGCTACGTCTGCATGTCTTCCTCCGAATGGCCCACGCTGCATCGCGTCTGGCAGGAGGCGGGCGGCAAATGGTCCAGCACGATCATCTGGGCGAAGAACACATTTGCACTCGGCCGTGCCGACTACCACCAGCAGTTCGAGGCCATGCTCTACGGCTGGAAGGCCGGCAGCCAGCACTACTGGTGCGGCGCTCGCGACCAGGGGAATGTCTGGCACTTCGACAAGCCGGCCAGGAACGACCTGCATCCGACCATGAAGCCGGTCGCGCTGGTCGAGCGCGCCATCCGCAACAGCAGCAAGCCGCGCGACACGGTCCTGGACTGCTTTGGCGGCTCGGGCACGACGATGATCGCAGCTGAGCGCACCGGACGTCGCGCCGTACTGCTGGAGATCGACCCCGCCTATGCCGACGTCATCGTGCGGCGCTGGCAGGATGCGACCGGCGAAGCTGCCGTGCTGGAGGGCGATGATCGCGTCTTTGCCGATGTCGCCGCCGCCCGCGGCGTCGTCGATCATGATGTGATTCAGACAGTCGAATCATAGCAATCTCACGACGCCGCATCTTGCTTGGCTCACGCGCGCCACAGCGCGAATGGTCCGTCACACGCAGGGGATGCCCTGCACCACGACGGAGACCAACATGACCGACCGCACCGCCCGCGCCGCCCGCAACCAGGAAAACAGCCTGGCCGCCTTCCTGGCGAAGAAGGCCGAATTCGACGCCCTCCTCGCCGAACTGGCGCAGGCCAGCGAGGACCATTTCGGCGCCGACCCCGAGACGGTGCTTTGGGGCGAAGCTGCCTGGCTTTCCGATGCGACCGCGAAGCTGAAGGACATCGCGGACCAGCATTTCCGCCGCGGCGAATACGCCTACTGACGCGGACCACTCCCGCACCGCCCCGACCGGCGACGCCGGCGGGGCTCCCGGCAGTAGGGGCCGATGACCGGCACCCGGAACCGGAGACCACCACGATGACGAAGCTTTCCGACAGCCAGCGCTTGATCCTCAGCGCCGCCGCACAGCAGGAGATGGGGCTGGCCCACGCACCCAAGACCCTGCCGGCCGCAGCGCGCAACGCAGTGTTCCGCAGCCTGATCAAGAGCAACCTGCTGACCGAGATCAACGCGCCGCGGGAGCAGGTCGGGCTCGGCTGGCGCCAGGACGACGACGGGACCTGGATCGTGGCGCGCATCACGGACGAGGGGCTGCGCGCCATCGGCATTGACCCGAACGAGGGCGACGCTGGGGCCCGCGAGCCCGACTGCTCGGGCATCGAGGGCAGCGTGCCCGACACGGCGCTCACGGGCGCGGAGGCCCCGGTGCCGCAGGGTGAGGACGCCCCGCCGCCCGAAGCCGCCCAGGGCGCGCCCCTGACGGAGGAAATCGCCATGCTCGACCAGGCCCTGGCGGTACGCGCCGCCACGCCACGCGCCAGCCTGCGCGACGCCGCACAGCGGGTCCTCGATGCCTGGGACGCGAGCCCTGCGCAGGACGCCACGGACAATCCAATCTCCCGCTCGATTGAAGCCCTGCGCACCCAGCTCGCCGGCAAGCCCGTCCCCGCTCCGCGCCAGCCGGGCGCGCCCCGCAAGCACCGCGAGGGCACGAAGCAGGAGCAGGTCCTGGCTATGCTGCGCCGCCCCGAGGGCGCGACGGTGGCACAGATCGCGGAGGCGACAGGCTGGGCGCAGCACACGGTCCGCGGCTTCTTTGCCGGGCTGAAGAAGAAGGGGCACGCCGTCGAGGTTCGCGAGCGCATCCGCCAGGTCGGCCCCAACAAGACCGGCGCCAAGGGCTCCTTCACGATCTACGCCCTGGCCGAGTGAAGCGCCTCAGCCACAGCCTCGAACATCATCGGGAGCGCCGGGGATCATCCAGATTCCCGGCGCTTTATCGAGTTGGCTGCGCCTCGGCACAGCGCGAATCGTCCGTCACGCGCAGGGCATCCCGCCCCGCCGAGACGGAGACGACGATGACCACCATCACCCTCCCGCACCAGACCGCCGAAGGCCCGCAGGATCGCGCCGCCTGGCAGCAGCTTCTCGCCACCGCGCCGCGCAGCACCGACAGCGTGGGCCGCGCCACCATTCAGGTCTGCACCGCCAGCGATGGGCGCGGGATCTACGCCACGGTCGACTATGCCACCTGGCAGGCCGAGAAGGAGGAGGCGTGATGCCCTCCGAACGCCGCTGGATCATCCTGGCGCAGGATGGCCGGCACGTGACGATGGGGCGCGCCGCTCCGCCCAGCGAGGCAGAGGTCGAAACCGCCGCCGCGGCCCTTGTCGCGCAGGGGCTGGCCGGCTGGCTCGCCACGCTGGACGGCAACTACTGGTCGCGCCGCCGCGTGGCGCTCGCGCCGATGCAAACGCTCGGTGACGGCGCCAGCCTGGATTGGTCCACTGCCATCACAGCCTTCGAGGCCGCCCGCCAGCGAGCCCTTCGTCCCCTCTGAGAAGGCCGGCATCGCCAACACGCGCGGCGGGAGGTCGCCGCCATGCCGGAATTGACCGCCTCCACGCGCGAGGCCGCCCGTCGCCTCGGCGTCAGCGACACCGCCATCCACAAGGCCGAACGGGCGGGCCGCATCGCTCGCGAGCCGGACGGCCAGTGGGACATCGACAAGACACGCCGCCGCCTGACCGAGACCGCCGACCCGACCCGCTCTCCGCTCGCCAATGGTGCCAGCGCCGAGGGCACGCCCTTCGCCCGGCTGAAGGTCGCCCAGCTCGCGCTCAAGGTGGAGGCGCAGCGCCTTTCGCTGGACGAGACCAAGCGCCGCCTGCTCGACGTCAACGAGGCAAACGCCGCGCTCGATGAAATCGGCAGCACGATGCGCGACGCGCTGCTGAACTGGCCCGCCCGCGTCTCCGGCCTGATCGCCGCCGAGATCAGCGTCGACCCGCATCTGCTGCAGACCATCCTGCAGAGCCACATCAACGACCTGCTGACGGAGGTGGCCGATCGCTTCGATCCAGCAGGCCTCGGAGGGGACCGGTCTTCGCAGCCGTGAGCATGTGCGGCGTCGCGTCGGCGCCATGCTCCGCCCGCCACCGCAGCTCACCGTCTCGGAATGGGCCGAGTGCCACCGCATGCTCGGCAGCCGGGCATCGGCCGAGCCCGGTCCCTGGCGCACCAGCCGCACGCCCTACCTGAAGGACGTGATGGATGCGCTGTCGGCGGTGCATCCAGCCCGGCGCGTCGTGTTCATGAAGGGCGCACAGGTCGGGGCCACGGAGAGCGGCAACAACTGGCTCGGCTACATCATGCACCACGTGCCGGCGCCCGCGCTGGCGGTGCAGCCGACCGTGGAATTGGCCAAGCGCTTCTCGCGTCAGCGCATCGACCCGCTGCTGGAGGAGACGCCCGCGCTGCGGGAGCGTGTCGCCCCAGCGCGGGCCCGCGACAGCGGAAACACCATGCTGTCGAAGGAATTCCCTGGCGGCATCCTGGTCCTGACTGGGGCCAACAGCGCGGTCGGTCTGCGCTCGATGACGGCGCGGTTCCTGTTCCTCGATGAGGTGGATGCCTATCCCGGCGATGTCGCCGGCGAGGGTGATCCGATCGCACTGGCCGAAGCCCGCGCCCGCACCTTCGGCTGGCGGCGCAAGGCCTTCCTGGTCTCGACGCCCACCATCGCCGGCCGCAGCCGCATAGAGCGCGAGTATCTCGCCTCCGATCAGCGGCGCTTCTTCGTGCCGTGCACGGCCTGTGGCGAGATGCAGTGGCTGCGGTTCGAGCGGCTGCTTTGGGACAAGGGCGCGCCGGAGACTGCGCGGTATCACTGCATCGCTTGCGACCATCCGATGCAGGAGCACGACAAGACGGCGATGCTCGGAGGCGGCGAGTGGCGTGCGACGGCGGAAGGCCAGGATCCGCACACGATCGGCTTCCATATCTCGGCGCTCTACTCGCCGGTCGGCTGGCTTTCCTGGGAACAGATCGCTCGGGATTGGGAGGCCGCCCAGGGCAAGCCCGAGGACATCAAGACTTTTCGGAACACCGTGCTAGGCGAGACCTGGCAGGAGCAGGGCGAGGCCCCGGATTGGGAGCGCCTGGTCGAGCGGCGCGAGGATTTCGCCATGGGCGTCGTGCCCGCGGGTGCGCTGGTTCTCACCGCCGGCGTGGACGTGCAGGACGATCGCCTGGAATGCGACGTGTGGGGCTGGGCAGAGGGGTTTTCGTCGTGGCTGGTCGACCACGTGGTGATCCAAGGCAGCCCGCGGGACCGGGAGCCCTGGGACGAGTTGGCGACGCTGCTGGCGCGGGACTGGCCCCGCCACGGCGGTGGCGCGATGCGCATCGCCCGGCTTTGCGTCGACACCGGCGGCCGCGACACTGCCGCTGTCTACGGGCACCTGCGCCGCCTGCGGGATCCACGCATTGCGCCGACCAAGGGCATCGATGGGTGGAACCGGGCGCAGCCCGTCCAGGGCCCGACGCCGGTAGATGCGCTGGTCAACGGCCAGAAGCCGCGGCGCGGCCTGAAGCTGTGGACCGTCTCGGTCTCGACCTGGAAGGCCGATCTCTATCGCCGGCTCTGGCTCGGCCGTGGCGACGTGGAGGAACTGCCGCCCGGCTGGGTGCACCTGCCGCGCGCCATCGAGGTGGAGTGGGTCAAGCAGCTGGTTGCGGAGCAGCTTCGCACCACGAAGGACCGCCGCGGCTTCGCGCGGCAGGAATGGGCGAAGCTGCGAGAACGCAATGAGGCGCTCGACTGCGCGGTGCTGGCCCGTGCCGCGCTCTGGCTGCTCGGCGCCGATCGCTATGGCGAGCGGTTCTGGCAGCAGCTGCGGGATGAGGCGGCAGATGCGCCGCTCGCGGCATCACCATCGGCACCCATCACGATGGTGCCGGATCCACCGCCGCCAGCCGTGTCGGACACTCAGCGCCCGCGCGGTTGGCTAGCGCCGCGCAGTGGCTGGCTTCGCTGAAGGGAGGACGAGCATGGACCCGACCGTCCTCGCCTGGGCGCTGTCGCAGCCCGCTGGCAGCCGCGCCGCCGTCCTGGCCGCCGCCTTCACCGGCGGCACCACGCGCGTGACCTTCGATGGGCGCACGGTGGAATACCGGTCCCTGGATGAGCTGGGCCGCGCGCTGTCGGTGCTGCATGCGGCCGAGAACGCCGCTGCACGCCGCCCCAGCGTCACCTTCGCCAGCTTCTCTCGCGAGGGAACCAGGTGATGGGCCGGATCCGTGATGCCTGGCAGGTCCTGCGCGGCTATGCCGCGGCCCAGGACAGCCGTGCCTCGAGTTGGGCGGCCTCGGGCAGCAGCGCCACTGCCGAAGTCGGCGCCGCCGCACCCACCGTCGCACGCCGTGCCCGCGATGCCGTCCGCAACGATCCCTACGCCGCCCGCATCGTGGATCTGTGGACTGGCAATGCGGTCGGTGCTGGCATCACCACCCGCTGGCCCGACAAGCCGCACGCCGAGGCCTGGCGCCGCTGGTCCGACAGCACGGCCTGCGATGCCGAGGGCAGGCTTGACCTTTATGGCCTGCAGGCGCTGGTCATGCGTGCCGTGGTGGAGAGCGGCGAATGCTTCGTGCGGCTGCTTCCGGCGGACATCACGCCGGCGAACCCGATCGGCCTCCGCCTGCAGGTGCTGGAAAGCGACCACCTCGACGTAGCCCGCCTGGGCGTGATCGAGGGGATCCCCACCCTGCAGGGCATCGGGCTCGGAGAAGCCGGTGAGCCGGTCGGCTATTGGCTGCATCGCGTGCATCCGGGCGCGTCCTGGGTTTTGCCGGGCGGCGCCACTTGGTTGAGCAGCCAGCGCGTGCCGGCTCGCGACGTGCTGCACATCTATCGCAAGCGGCGGCCCGGCCAGCTGCGCGACGTCTCCTGGCTGGCGCCGGTGCTGACTCGCCTGCGCGACCTCGGCGACTACGAGGCCGCACTACTCATGAAGGCCAAGATCGAAGCGTGCCTCGCCGCGGTCGTCTCTGAGGATGGCGACGACACCATGACCGGCCCGGCATCGGGCCTGCTGCGCGACGCTCAAGGCCGGACGGTCGAGAGCTTCGAACCCGGCATGATCCTTTATCGCCGCGGCATAGGCAGTGTGGAGGTGGTGAACCCCTCGGGCGGCGGCAGCCACGCCGCCTTCGCGCGCCGCGCCCTCGAGGCCTCGGCCGTCGGCACGGGCCTGACCTACGACCAGGTGGCGGGCGACCTTACCCAGGCGAACTACTCCAGCCTGCGAGCCGGCAAGATCGAGTTCCGGCGCCTCTGCGAGCAGGTGCAGTACGGCATGCTGATCCCGATGCTGGTGCGGCCCATCGCCGATCGTTTCCACCAGCAGGGGGCGCTGCTCGGGCTGTGGGGCGCCGAGGTGCCGGACGGCCTGTCGCACGTGCCGCCCGCGCACGAGATGATCGACCCGCTGAAGGACACCACCGCGCTCATCGCCCAGGTCCGCGCCGGTTTCGTGCCGCAGCCCGAGGCGGTCGGCGCCTTTGGCTACGACTTCCGCCAGGTGGTGGAGATGATCCGCGAGGCCAATGCCCTGCTCGACGAGGCTGGCCTCTCGCTCGACAGCGATCCGCGCCGCGTCGCGAAGTCCGGCGCTGCCCAGGATGCCGCCCAGCTCGCCGCCATCGAAATCGCCGCCACCGGTGCTGCCTCGCCGCGCGCCGAGCCGACACCCGGAGCACAGCCATGATCGCAGGCGCCTACGACTGGACCGACGACATGCTCAAGATCAAGAGCATGCAGAAGAAGTTCCGCGACAGCTTCAACGGCACCGAGATCAACCCGGCGCGGTGGGAGATCGTGGCCAGCGCCGGTGGCATCATGCACACCGTTGCGGATGGCGCGGTCACCATCTCGACCGGCACGATCCTCGACGATGAGCTGACGCTCACCAGCCGGACCACCTTTACCATCCCGCTCCGGGTCATGGTGGCGGTGAATATGAGCCAGCGCATCGTCGGTCAGTCGGTGTGGCTCGAGCTGGTCAGCATCGATCCCACCACCGCCCAGCCGGACGGACGCAGCGCCGCCGCCTGGCGGCTGGACGGCGCCAGCGCCACGCCCGCGAACTACGAGGTGCAGAGCGAGGGCGCCCCGCGTCTCGGCAGTACCTCCGGCAGCACCATCCCGACCACCGCGCCCGCGGGCTGGTCGGTGTTGGAGCTCGAGCCGACCAACGACGAATGCTACTTCCACGGCCGGCTGCTCGACACCACGGCGGCGCGCTCGAACTCCTATGTCCGCCACCAGCAGATCCCGGAGCCGAATGCGCTGTATCGCTTTCGGATCCGGGTGCGGAACCGGCAGTTTATCAGCGGCGTCTCCGCGGTGGCGAACAACGGTTCCGGCGCGGTGCGCATCACCCGCGCGGCGCATGGCTTTGCCACCAACGACGTGGTGATGGTGGCCGACGTCTCCGGCGTGCCCGGGGCGAATGGCAGCTTCACCATCACGGTGATCGACGCGAACAGCTTTGATCTGGTCGGCTCGACCTTCTCCGGCGCCTATCTGAACACCGGCTGGGCCTCGATTTCGCGCAATCTCGCACCCGCCTCGAACACCGACATCAAGGTCCAATTCGTCACCATCGCCGACTACGCCGAACTCACCACCGAGATCACCGCCGGCCGAGGCCAGTCGGTCGCGGGCCAGGGGTTGGGCGTGAACGTGCTCAGCACCATCCCGCCCACCGTGACGCCTGTGGGCGGCCAGGCGCGCAACACCAGCGGCGCGGTGCCGGTGCTGGCGGCGACGGGCTACTCGGCCAATCCGGTGGCCGTCACCACGGCGCGCGGCGTCGACCTGCTGGCAACGCTGATCGGCGTGCTGGTCACCAAGCCCTATGCGATCCCCGAGGCCGACTGGCAGTTTGCCGCCGCCGCGGGCGGGATCATCAACACCACCGACGTGGTGCTTCGGGCGGCGGCCGCGGCCGGCATCCGCAACTACGTCACCTCGATCGACATCCGCAACGCGCATGCGACGGTCGCGACGGAGGTGGTGATCAAGGACGGCGCCACGGTGATCTGGCGGCAGCTGCTATCGGCGGCGATGGCCGCACCCGTCGAGATCACCTTTCCCACGCCACTGCGCGGCACCGCGGCCACGGCGATGAACGTCGCCTGCATCACCACCGGCGCGCAGGTCTACGTCAACGCGCAGGGCTTCGCCGCGCCGTAGCTGCGCGGCCCAGGAGAACGCCTCATGACCGAGCCGATCGAACCGGGCGGGGACCTCCCCGTGCCGGAGGCCACTCCTTTGCTCGATCGACTGCCCACCGCTGGGCAATCGATCGTGGCCTGTCGCGCCCTGGCGGCGCCCGTCACCGTGAATCGCGCGGCTCGCACCGTCGAGGTGGTCTGGTCCACCGGCGCGCGGGCCCGCAACTTCGTGCCGCCTTACGGGCCGATCCTCGAAGAGCTCGACATGGCGCCCTCCGCGGTGCGCATGGACGCGCTGCGCTCGGGTCGGGCGCCCGTGCTGGACACCCACCGCCGCGCCGGCACGCGCGACGTGCTGGGCCGCGTCACCGCGGCGCGCCTCGAGGCCGGCCGCGGCTACGCCACGCTCCAGTTCAGCGGCGCCGATGACGTCGAACCCGTCTGGCAGCGCGTGGCCGACGGCACGCTGCAATCTGTGAGCGTCGGCTACCGCGTACATCGGTATGACCCGCGCCCTGATGCCGCCACCGGCCAGACCATCCACCGCGCCGTGGATTGGGAGCCCTACGAGATCTCGATCGTGCCCGTCCCGGTGGACGGCCTCGCCGTGATCCGTGGTGAGGGGGACCAGGGCACCCCCGCCACTGCCATCGAGCCCGCCCTGACCGAGGAACCCACCATGCCCGAGACGACGCCGGCTTCGCCGGATCCCGCGCCGGCGCCGCCCGCGCCGCCCACCATCCCGCCCCAGGAGACCACCGTGACCACTGCACCCACCACCCCGCCCACCGCCCCGCCCGAGCCCACGCGCGCCGCACCGCCGGTGCCCGACCTCGATGCCATCCGCGCCGAGGCCGAGCGCGCCGCCGTCGAGCGCATCGCCGCCTATGAGCCGGTGCTGGCCGCCGCCCGCGGCCTGGTGACCGCCGACACGCTCGACACCATGCGGGAAGCCGCCATCCGCGACCGCGTCTCGCCGGAGGTGCTGCGCGGCCGGCTGTGGGAGACCTTCACCAGCGGGGCCGCCCGCCCCTCCCTGCCTGCGCGCCCCGACACCGGCCCCTCCAACGACGATCCGACGCAGCTCCTGGACGCCATGGCCGAGGCACTCGCCGCCCGCTCCATGCCCGGCTACCAGGCGCCCAGCACCGGCCCCGGCGCCGGCCGCCACGTC